CGGGTAAGGCAGATCCGTTGGGCATGGTGATCGCGCCGGACAGCAAAGCCATCTGTAACCATGCCTGATAGACAGGTTCAACAAACGCACCGATCAGCCATTCTTGGTCTGCCATCCAGCGGTCGCGTTCTTCTAGGGTGCCGCTGCGGATGCTGCTAAAGCTCACGCCTTCGAGGTCATTGGCAAGCGAGTGGTATGCCACGCCCCATCCGGTTGCAATACGCTGTAAAGTGGTTTTGACGAAGGGGCCAAAGACTTCGTTGGGGTATCGGCTTTCGTGAGGAGTGAATGAGGTTCCGGCGGGAAGCGTGTCATACGTTCCGGGCTGGCTGGTGGTGATGTTGCTGCCGTAGCCGTCAGCGCCACCAATGCCAGGCGCAATACCGTCAGGCGTTGTAAAAAAGCCGTAGTGGTTGGCGCCGTGTTCGGCGGCTAGGAGAGCGGAAAGTTTGAAGCCGCCAAGGTGGTGAAGGCTTAACATTCCCGGAGCCATCCAAGGAATTCCGCGCACCTGTTCGGCGCGGGTGACTTTGAAGCGGTGAAGGGTCTCGTCGGTGCTTACGCGAACGCGCCGGCGGCTGCTTCGGGTTCCATCGTTGGGGTGGGCCTCGAATAAGTGCAGCGCCACGGGGCGGCGGTAGTCGTTAACCTCTACGCCCATGATGACGGTGTTTTTCTCAAACTGCCCGTTGTAGGTGGTGTCAATGCGGTCAACGTCGATGACTTGCAGGGCAAAGTTAAAGCGGTTGCCAGCGTCGGGGCCTTTGACCATGCGCACCAAGAATTCACCATCGGACGGCAAAGCGCCAACCAAGGAATTGCAAAGGTCGGTAAAACTGAGGTGGCCGGTTACGTCGCAAGACTGCGACCAACTGCGCCAGGCTTGCTCAATGGCGGCGTTGGCCATGCGGTCGGGTTTGCCTGGGCTGTCTTCAACGCGCACTTGCAAGCGGATGCCGCTGGCGCCGACGATGTTGTTTTGCACCATGGCGTAAAACTTGGCGGCGTAGTCGTTGTTTTGTAGCAGCTCACGCCCCCGGCGGCGCAAAAGGTCAAGGTCTTGGTGGAGTTCTTGGTTGATTGAATTGGCCGTGGCCATCCAGTCAGCGGTCAAGCGGTCAACGCGGGCGGCTTGAAAGCGGCGGGTTTGGGGCGCTGCTTTAGAAAATATTTGTTTGGCGCGTTGCCATAGGTTAGGGTTTTGTGTCATCCGCCGAATCTCACGTAAATGCGTCCGACTGGACTGCTTTGGCCGTTGCTTCCGGCGTTGGCAAGTTGGGCCGCTGCGGTTTCTTTGGCAACTTCGCCTTTAAGCCGATCACGCAGTTGGAGTAATTCGCCCATGGAGTAATGCTTTAAACGGCGACCGGCAATTTCGTATTCAAGGACGTTGCTGCCTGCGGTTTTAAGCATCACGGCTTCAACCGAGTCGAGCATTTTTTGTGAGCTGCTTCGGTTGTCAAGCGTGGCCGCCCCAAACGAGGCTTCGACCACGATGCGCCCGCTGCCTACGGTGTAGGTTTCAGCGCCGAGGCTGACTTGGGCGCGGTAGTCGTAGGTTCCGGCTACATAAGCGGCGGTGGTCGTTTTGCTGACGTTGACTAGGTGGTCATCCCCCTGGGCGGCAGCGGAAATAGTGATCTTGTTGGTCGCGTTAATCAGCGTATAAACCAAAGCCCAACCCGCGCTGGCGGGGTAGTCGGCCAGCGTCTTGAGCCACTTGGCGGTGTCGCCAGCAATCAGGCGCGTAGGTTCGGTGGTTGGGATGGTGGCTGTCACTGCTTTTTTGGGTAGTTGCCTCCCAATGTCGCATTACAGGGCGGAAATTTTGAGCAAAGATTTCACTTTTTAAACAGTATTTGCCGAACCCGCCGTTCGCTGATTTGGTAGCGGCGCACTAACAGGGGGATGCGTTCGCCTTGCTGCCAGTCTTTGATGATTTGGAGATCGCGTTTGGTTTTATGTTCTTGGCCACCGTCGATGCTGATATAGGGCCGGTCGCCGTTCCAGTCGTGGCGGGTTTGTTTGCTGATCTCGTTGGCAATGGCGGCGCTAAAGTTGGGGGCCATTTCCAAGACGCGGCGCAAGATGTCATCAATGATGTCGCCCTCGCGCGGGACAAACTCGGTTTTTTCTTGGCGGTTTTTGGTGGTAGTTACCATTGGCGGCTTGGTCCTTTTTGGCGGGGGCGGTTGAGGTAGGGGTTGGGTTGTTTAACCATGTCGGGGGGTTGCTCGATATGGTTTTTGATCGGTTTGCCAGCGTCGGCAGACTGATTGGCAGCGGGCGCGGAGGCCATGGCAAAGAGGTCGGGTTCTTTGGGCGCAATGCGTTCTTCGCGCTTGGCCCATGCGGGTTCGCGCATAGATTGCGCGCCGAGGTAGCAGGCCATGGCGTAGGCGTAGACCGCGCAGTCCAAGGCTTCGTTGCGCTTGCCGGCGGGTTTGAACCATTCGAGCTTGGCGTGGCCTTTGATGTATTTGGTGGCGAGTCTCTCAGCCGTGAGTTGCTCGAATTCGTCGCCCGCTTTCAGCGCTTCGGGTAGGTGGATGTAGCCGGGTCCGGGTTGGTGCATCCGCAGGCGCCCATAGATCAGGTGTTTGGCGGTGTCTACCCCTACGAGCCAGAGCTTGAGGCTTCGCGGCTGGGTTTTTCCGCGCCAGTTGACATCGACCGCGCTGGGTTTTCCGATCACGGGGCGGTTGGGTTGGCTTGACCCTTTAAGCGCTAGAACGTGGGCGTGGGCGTGGCTGCGGCAGTAGTGGTAGACGGCTTGGGTGTTGTGGCCGCCGCTGTCTACCCCGACCGATTCGATCATCATGCTGCGCCCGCTGGCATGGGGTACGGCGGTGCGCCGGATTTCGGTGAGCTTGGCCCAGGGCGAGCCTTCGACCTGTTCGTCTTGGTTGGCGTCGCCGTAAATGATGTGGCGGTCAACCAGCCACGATTCTTCGCCGCGGCCAAACGCCCAGACGCGGCACTCCAAGCGGTCGGGCTGTACGTCAACACCGGCCACCAACATCAAGCCGCCCATAGGCACGGCGCCCAGCGGGTACGCCTCGGCCCGGCGGGCGAGTTCGTGGTGTTGTACTTTGTCGCCTTGCTCTTCCCACGTTTCGGCTAAGACGGTGTTGGTGAAGGTTTTGAGTTTGCTCACGTCTCCGTGCTTGGCGGCGTGGCTGGCCTCGGTGAATTGCTGCACCAGGTCAGCCCAGCTTGTCCAGCCGAGGGGCGCATACAGGGCGTTTAAGTGGTAGCCGGTAAGTTTGCCAACGCGGGTGCTTTCTTTGCTGCTTACCCATACGCCCTCGGAAAGCATTTTTGGTTTGTGGTGCTCCAAAATCTCGCAGCCGTTTTCCTTGCAAACATAGCGGATGGTGTCAAGCCTGGGCGCGCCGTCTTCGGTTTTGTCCCAGCGCAGGCCGTGGGGTTGGCCAGTTCCCCAAATTAGCGACTGGCGGGCTTGGCAGTGGGGGCAGGCGATGTGAAAATAGTTGGCGTCGCTTTGAAGAAATGCGGCTTCAATGCGGCTGAAGTCTTTGGTGGTGGGGGTGCTGACTTTCAAAACCTTTTTGCGGGCAAAGGTTGAGGTTCGCTTTTCAGCCAAGGCCACGGGGTCGCCCTCGCCGTCTACGTCTAGCGGGTAGGCGTCGATTTCGTCTAAGAACAAATACCGCACCGGCATCGAGCGCAGCGAGGCCGCTGAGTTTGCGCCAGAGATAACCAACACGCCGCCGGCAAAGTCCTTCATGAGCGTGGTGTTGGCATCATCGCGGCTGCGGTTTTCGCGCACTTTTTTGCGTAGCACCGGCGTTTCTTCCAGCATAGGCAAGATGCGCTGGCGGCTAAACCGCTTGGCCATGTCGGTTGTTGGTTGAACGCACATCACCGGGCCGGGCTCGTTGTCAATGATGTAGCCGAGCCAATTATTTCCGCTTTCCGATTTTCCCAACTGCGCCCCAAACATCACCACCACTTCTTGCACTGTTGACCGCGCGCTGAGATCATCCATGATTTGCCGCAGGTAGGGCGTTCGGTCGGTACGCCATGGGCCGGGCTCGCTCGATGCTTTGCCGGACAGCATCCGGTTTTGATCTGCCCACTGGCTGACGGTTTGGTTTGCGGGCGGTTTGAAAAACTCACTCCAAAGCGATGCCACCAACGCCGAGGCCCGGGGGAAGTCATCTGGAATGTCGCGGGCGCCCATGCTTATGCTTTCTCTGTGCTCAGTTCGGCAAGCGCTTGGCGCACCGCGTCTTCAAGCAGTTGGGTGGTTTTGATTAAGTCGGACTCAGCGGCCAAGACTGGCGCTAGGCGGCTTGGGATTTGCAAAAGCGCATCGCGCGCGGTCGTTACCTTGGCCGCCCAAGCTGCGCGAACCGCATCGGCCCGGATGACCAAGCCCTCCAGTTCGGCCTGTTTCATTTCGGCAATGCTGGCCTCGGCCAACTCACGGCGGCGGCGCGCTTCTTCATAGCTGGTGTTTGCGCCGACTTCGTTTGCATGGATGACGGGCGCTGCAATAGTTTCTTTGTCGGCTGTCTCGCTGTTGCGCATCCGAGCGCGGGTGTTGCGCGCCCAGTGGGTGTCAGCCAATTCAGCGTCGATCAGCTTTTCGGGGCCAAAAGTGGTGATTCGACCGGCCTCCACTGCCTTGCGCACCGCCTCGCGTGAGCAATTGCGGTGCCTTGAATACTCGGCCTGAGTGATAAGGCGGGTGTCAATTTGTGCCAAGTGTCACCCGTGAAGTCAACTTGTTCAAACTTTCACCCACTAGCGAAATGCAGCGCTCGAATGAACC